GTTTGTGCAGGCAATTGAGGCTGTCCAGGATGCGGCATAAACGGCGTTGGTGCTGACGCTGGTGCCCCCGCTTTTTCAAGGCAGGCTTGTGCGTATGCTTCAAGGTCCTCCTCGCGTACAAGTGTTGTCGGACCGAGCTTGTACACATCAAGATACACACTCTTCTTCGGCTCCATTCCTTGCACCTCTTGCAGGTAGCGTAAGCTGCAACCACCATTGTTGTACAGATTTAGCGCACGCTCTGCAAATGCCTGCTCTACAGATGTGTAGAGCTCTGCCAGCACTTCAATATCTCGCTTGTCATAGGAGAGATACGCCACTGGATTGCCTTTGCGGTCGCAGAGGTCAGGGAACATCGGTATAAGCCAGATATTCGTGTGGTCTACCATGCGGTACAGTTTTGGCAGCACATTTTCAGTGAATAGTGACTGCTTTGCCTCTTTGAGGTTGGCATAGGTTTGCCCTTGTTGATCGCCAACGAGGATCGGAGGTACGTCAAGAATAGCCGCAATTTCACGCCAATTGAAGCTGCGAGATGCTAGCCAATCCAGTTCTTTGGGAGGGATTGCCATATTCTGATAGCTCATGTCAGCCTCAAGAACAAGCGGCTTACCAGCATTCGCCTTGCCAGAATATTTACTCCGAAGCTCTTTTTTGATCTGATTGCGCTGCTCTGTGGTCAGATAGCCCTTTGATGCAAACAGCCCTGATGGGCGGGCATCATTCTGCATCAAAGCCACATTCCAATCGTTGCCAGCGTTCATCTGATCAACAGTACGCATGGCTACTTCAATCGGCGAAAGACCGTAATGAGGCTTGTCGTCATAGCTCGTGAATTTTAGATGCATCAATTCTTCAGGCTCGAAGTCCTGTACTCCAGGCGTTCCCCAGCCATAAACGTAGCCTTGAATGTCGAGTTTTCCCGCCACGACCTTGATCATATTTGGATGCAGAGGCCATAACTCCACAGGAGGATCTTTGGGGTTAAGGCGATTAGCCCAGAGATAACAGTTTCCATCCATGTGCCAGAAGCCAAAGAGTTGCTCGATCATCTCGGCAGTGCCCATTCTCGGATTGGGGTGCTTCCATAGATCAAGCAGAGGATGAGACTCGATCTCACGCTGCATGGTGTTGTCAGTGTAGAGTTTCCATTTGATAGAGGCAGCAGCACCTGCAATCTTATTGATGCAAGCGTAGACCGCGCCGCACTTCTTGTACCCTTCCCTAACGAAGCTGGCATAGTTACGATCTGTCCAGATCGGCTGCCCAGGGGAATAGAATTGCATTGCAACCTGATAGGTCGGATCGTTCTTTGTTTCGACATCAGAGCGACGTTTGAACCAGGAAGCAGGAGAGTACCACTTTACCATCTTCCACCTCCTGCCTCAAAATCGTACATCTCTCCCTCGTCAATATCCTCAAAAGAAGCCCGTATGTTCATTGAATTTTTTGAAGGTTTATCGTCATCTGATGAGTCGAGAGACCATACAGCGGAAGCGCCTAGATGAGATGCTGCTTGATACGCTAGAGCCAGTGACATTACAGTATCATCATGAGCGCCATCTGGTGCTGAATACGATATAAGTCGAGAAGGAGTGAGAACATACTGCATTTGGCGTAATTCTGAAATGAGCACAGGGATATCAGGAAAGGTCACACTACGGTTCTGAATGCCGAGGACCAGACCTTCAATGAGCTTCTTTTTGCTGGCATTGGTAAAGAGGTATCCATCGACATAGACCCCACGACGTTGCACCTGCTCAATAACCGGATCGCCAACGCCTGTACTGTCTTGCAGGATATAAGCATTGTTATAGCGTCTAGCAACACTACAAACATTTTCTACCTGAGTGTTATAATCCACATGATTTGTGCGTTGCCAGAAGTCAACATGCATTGTATGGCAATTGATAACAGTAATAACACTAAAATCTTTATATTTTGCAATGTCCCAACCAAGCACATAATCACATTTAGGATCTGGGTCGCACAATTCACCTGCAATACATGCATCAATCCCAGTGAATACACCCGCGCTTTCTGCCAGAAAAACTGCAAGATACTCTTGTTGGAAGACCATATCAGGCAATTCAGATTTTGCTGACTCAATCTCTTCTTTTGCAATGTAAGGATTGGATGATGTTGGAGCGGTAAAGCTTTCCCAATCTGGATAGAGAGGATCGAGACCACGCTGAAATAGTGTATAGAAGAAGTTACGTCCCTTGGGAGTACCAGTAAATAATGCTTTACCTCTTGTGTCTGATAATGTCGGTCTTAGTACCTCAGTCCATGCTTTCTCAGCAACATCGGCACATTCATCTATCACCAGGAAATGAATACCAACACCACGTAATGCATCGTAATTCTCACTAGAGCAGAAGGTCATTCGTGTGCCATTTGGGAGATCTATCATGAGTTCTGAGTCTGAGGTATGCGAGATAATTTGGGCTAAGGCTTGTTTGATAAGGCGATAGGCTATCTTGGATTGACGATATGAGGGAGCCACCCAGGCTAGCATTGTGTTGGAGTGTTCACAGCCAAACTTGACGAACTCATTACAGGCAAGCAGTGTCTTGCCAAAGCGCCTTCCACAGGTCACGACGCGAAATCTAGCCTTGCTCCGATGGACGGGCAATTGGCCTTTGTGAGGAGCATACAATTTTACGGTGATCTCACGAGGAGACTGCGCCATGTTGCTCCTCCTCTATTGCTCCTGTCGCCCACACTGTATTGATCGTAATGTTGCCAGTATGCTCAATTTGCTGCTTGTCTCGATATTCTGGCATCATCATTTTTGCATGGAATATTAGAAGTGAAGTATCATATTTTCGGACTGTTCCAGCAAATTTGCCAAGCTGATATACATCCTCTTCATACCCCTCAACTCCTCTGCGATAGATCTCAGCACGCAGAGCGTCTTTTGCGTCCTCTTTTGCTTGGTTGTAGGAGAATGCGAATTCCTCATCATGTTCAGCCCACTGATAAACAGTAGTACGATGAACGCCAGCGACACGAGCAGCAAGCAACACATTAGCATGTTCAGCATAGGCCTCCAAGAAAAGGCGCTGCTTCGCTTTTTTACTTAATGCCTTTTTAGGTGTCGAATTTATGTCGATCTGCTGGTGTTCATCGTTCAACTTAGGGACTCCAAACAAACAAAAAGGGCGTTGCTCTCCTAATGAGAAACAACGCCCGTGTGATACACAATCTGAGCTGTTATGTTATTTTGTTGTTCTTGCTGTTCTTATTCTTGATCTGCCAGAAACTTTATGCGAATACATGTCTCGATAGGTGATCGGATATCCATCCTGGAAGATGATCTCAAGAGAGCCGTGTCCGCCGATGGATCTGAAGTATCGCGATTTCTCCTCCAGCCACTGGGCTAACTCTGATGGTAGAGTGCCATCTTGATCAGCATCAATTGAAATATCCATAAATTTGTCACCTATTTTTCGCTCTAAATATAACTATACTACATACATGCGAACGATGCAAGAGGTCGTGATGACAACCTGCTATCACTCATCACTCTTGCTCTTTTGGCTGAGACATCGCTTTTGCTATTTCTTCAGCAACTATCTGACGTATTGCGTCTAAGCTTTCCTGTATCAACTTTGCACGCACGGCGCTAGGATCAGAAACAGCAAAATGATACATTGCTGTACCTTCTGGTATTACATGAAATACTCCATCAGGTTTTTCCATCGCTATTGCTCCTTTGGCCATTCGGTCATGTCTGGGATATCGCTCCCATGGCAGGGCATAGCCCATTCTCGAACAGGAGCATGATCAAGTGTATGCTTCACTAAGTCATAGGCCCGACGCGCTATAGCTAGCTCATACGCTTCTCTGGCTTTATCAAGGCTAGCATAAGTTGTTGTGCTCACAGCATCCAATTCGCTCATAAGCGCCTTAGCAAAGCCCTGGAATTGTGTGTCTCTGGATTCGCTCATTCCTTCATGCCTGCTTCCCCAATCCTAATATGCTCTTCATAAATTCATAGATACGTCTACGAAGAGGACCGCCTGTCCAGAAAAAGTACCAATACCAGCCATCTAGCCTACTCATTCATCTTTCTTCGTCCAGGCCATGATTAACGCAATGATAGTTATGAGGGCAAGCAGATCTTGCCACTGCTGTTCACTCATTCATTCACTCGTTCACTGCTCTAGGTTGCTCTTCCTGTTCTCTTGCCCAGGAACACAGGCATTTCATCGAACAGAAATGCAAAGCGTCTTGACGCGGCGTGCGGAAGAGCTTAAACGCCGTATGCTGTACAAGCGCTATCCAACCTAGCGGAAGATTATCTATAGCGTCTGTGGTGTTGGCTAGCTTGCTGCAAACTTCACACTTTATACCGACAAAATGCATACATTCATTCGTTCTTTCGTTCAATCTTGCCAAGAGGCGAGGCCAGCGAAGGGGAAAACACCAGCCTCACTTCCTAGTTGAAGATATCCATACCGTTGTGCAAACTATACAAAAACGATATGCCAGAATTGTAACATGTGCCCAAACAAAAGAAAAGTGTCATCAGGATGCAAATCTGAGAGTGCAAAATGGGGTAGGTACTTGGTATTGTCT